CGTCCTATTTTTGAATTTATTCAGTCTGATGGATCGCTTTCTACTCCAAATTGCACTATTAGTTATGATTCAACTGGACGTATTAGATTTTCTAGACAGAGTTATGCTGGTCCTTTACTTGGACAATCTGCTCCTGGCGTAATAACGCAAAATGCTTGGAATCATATTGAAGCTCGCGTTGTTATTTCTAATACCATTGGCGCTTGCCAAATAAGGGTAAATGGCGTTGAAGTTTTGAACACAACAAACGTTGATAGTTTATTTACTGGACTTGAATTATGTCCTGCTGTTAGAATTGCATTACCTGGATCAAGCACAGGTGATGGATATGCTTACCTTGATGATTTATTTATTTGGGATACATCAGGAAGCCAGAATAATAATTTTCTAGGGGACAGAAAAGTAACAACATTGAATTTGACTGATAATACTGCTGTTTCTGAATGGGGATACACTGGAGCGGCATCCCCTGTGCAATGTATAAATGGAACACAGGATGGTGATACGTCATATATTTATGCTGGAAGCTCAGTTCCTGTAACTTCTGAATTTGAATTTGCAAACGCAGATGGAACAATTGGGTTGATCGCTGGTGTTCAAACTGTAAACGTTATGCGCAAAGTTGAAGCTGGAACTGTTATAGTTCAACCAAGTTTGGTATCTGGTGGAAGTGCAACTGATAATGGAAGTCACTCTGTTGGAGATAACTATGCTTATTTCAACATGATGCATCAGACGAATCCTGCAACTGGAATGCCATGGACTGCTTCTGCTTTGAATAGCGCCAGACTTAGATTGAGAAGAACAACATGATAAAGTTTATTTCTCAAAAAATAAATCCAGAATATGCAAAAGAGAAAGTCAAAAACAAATATCCATTTTTATATGATGGGCAAGAGCCTGATGTTGAAAAGGTTAAACTTTTTTCACATTTGATGAAAAATAATATTTGGCTAAGTATGGATGATGATTCGCCGATTAGCTTCAATGAAAATGGCCAGCTTATGAATGGTCTTCATAGGCTTTTGGCTATTATTGATTCTGGAGTTGAAATAACAGAAACAATAGCAATTGGAGTACCTAGTTTCATAATCGAACACCACGGACAAGAATGCAAAGATGGAACTAATGAAATAATATGGAATTGTAGTGAATTTATTCTTGATTATGTTGGTGTGAAAACTAGAAATAATAGCCTAATTCGTAAAGTTTACGATACTATATATAATAGATTAAAAGACTATGTTTCTGAAATTGAGTTTCCAAATAAAAGAATAACTTCAGCGTTATATATTGCAATTTTGTGTGCTGAAGATAGTGCGATTTCAAAGAATGAAATAATTGATCGAATGTCTGATTTAAAATTGGCAATTTGGATTCCGAATGATTTTTTTGTTTATGCCTATAAAATTCTGGCTAATATAAAATCTGAATTTATACGTCCGCCAATTTATAATTTTTTACCAATTGATATCTATGAAGCGGTGATGAGACATGGCTAACGTAACAAAATCAAATATATTGACTTTGTCTTCTGATCCAAATGTCCAAGCTCGTGTATCAAAAAGTTCTGTTCTTATTTTATCAACTGTATCACAACCGCTATATTGCACAAAAAGTGTAATGTTGGTTCTATCTTCTCCATCTGATTGTGTAACTAAATTATGCCAATGTTGGAAAATAACTCGCCAAGATGGAATAACTTTTGCTTATACAACACATAACAAATCAATAACATTTCTTGGAACAACATATCAAGTTTGCAAATCATTAAATGCGAGCGCTTTTGAATCTGGATTAATGAATAGCCGTGGAACTGGTGATGTTGAAATAACCGGAATTCTAGGTGATGATGGAATATCAGAACATGATATTGTTACAGGACTATTCGACAACGCCACGGTTGAAGGTTATGTTGTTTCTTGGGATTCTGATACAAGAACAAATTCAAAAAGAATATTAAAGGGAATAATAGGTGGCTCAAAACAATCTGGAACAAAATATTCAATGGATGTAATAACTGTTGGTATTAAATTATCACAGAGACCATTGATTGATGTTTATACTCCTTCTTGTAGATTTGATCTTGGTGTTTCTCCTTGTCCTGTAAATTTGTCTTCATATGTATATTCTGGCGGAGTAACTGAGACTGTTAGTCGCGATGGAATTAATAAATCATCATACAGACAATTCTATGATATTGGAACATCCCAACCTGATGGTTATTATGATCTTGGAATTTTGACTTGGACTTCTGGAGATAACTCTGGAATATCCACGGAAATAAAATCATATGATCAATCATCTGGTTTAATAACTCTATGGAATGCTATGCCAAATGAGATACAGATTGGCGATGATTACACAATGACGCCAGGTTGTGATAAATTAATGAATACACACCAAACAAAATTTGCATTGCCTCCTGATTCATTTGGTGGATTACCTGATATTCCTGGAAATGACGCAATAGCAAGGACTCCAGATGCATAATAGAATAATCAAAGAAGCAAGAGAGTGGGTTGGAACTCCATTCCATCACAATCAATGTCTAAAGGGACATGGCGTTGATTGTGTTAATCTTGTTGTTGGCGTTGGACATAATTTGGGAATATGCGAACTTCTTGATAGTAAGTATAAAAATTATAGCCAAAAGCCAAGTCCAAAATTTTTCATATCTGGAATGGAATTTTTTCTAAATAAAATAGAAAACGATGAATTCCAACCTGGTGATATATGTGCGATAGCTTGGAAAAGAAATCTTCCAATGCACGCTGCGATATATATTGGAAATGATTCAATAATACACACTTCAATGAACCTTGGAAGAGTTGTTGAAGTATATATTGATGATAATTTTCGCTCAAAAATTCACTCTTGGTGGAGATATAAAAATGGTTGGTGTAGTTACTTTAGTAGCTAGTGTAAAATTTGGCTTTGAAGCAATAAAATCAATAACCAAAGCATTCATACCATTTGAAGATACAGTTGGTCAAAGATCAGAAATTGATAAATTCCAAGAGTCAACTTATGGAAGGTCAATTCCTGTTATGTATGGAGAATACAACAGAATTTCAGGAAATGTAATTTATTTTGAACCAATAATAGAACAAAGAAATCAAATAAAGCACTCAAATGGAACTTTTGGTTCATCAACATACACGGTCTGGTATACCTATTCAATTCCTGTTATCGCAATCGCAATAGGTGGACCTATTGTAAATATAAGAAGAATATGGGCCAATAGCAAATTGCTTTGGACTAATGATTTAATAACTGAAATTCCAGACGCAGGTTGGTCTCATAATCCTGAGGGTTCTGTTTATACTGGCATACATATGTATAATGGAAGCCAAACACAAAACAGATCAGTTGCAATACCTGATACAAATAAACCAGGATACAGAGGAATATCATATATTGTATTCACTGAATTCCAACTTGATGATTTCAATAATAGTGTTCCTAATTTTGAATTTGAAATTGACGCAGGCCAATGGAATTTAGCTGATTTGATTTCAGATATTTGCGCAAGAGCAGGAATGAGTAATGATGAATATGAAGTTGATCAAAATTTATCACAACATATTATTATGGGATTTGTAATTTCAAATTCAAATACTGCTGAATCTTCTTTGAAAACTCTTGCAGAAGTTTATCCATTTGATATTGTTGAAACACCAGATAGAATTTATTTCAAATCAAGAGCTAGTGGTCTTGTTTCTGCTATTGACACAGAGGAAATGGGAGCAACTGAAAATAGATCAAGAAGTGAATTTCCTCTTTCTACTGTAAGAAAATCTGATTTTGATTTTTCACGTAATGTTGCTGTGACTTATATAGATCAAGAAAGAGATTATCAGAAATCAACGCAATATGCCTCAAGATCAATTGGAAATGCGTATAGCAAAATAGAAAAAACTTTTGATATAACAATAAGCGCACAAGAAGCAAGAACAATTGCAGATAGACTTCTTTGGGAGCCATGGTCAGAAAGAATGAGAGGAAGTTTCAGAACAGCTTTGAGATATGATTCCCTTATTCCTGGAGATTTTATTGGTATAAAAGTTGGAGACGCTTGGCTTCCTTTTAAAATAGAAAAGAAAACAAGAGGAGCAAACAACGTTCTTGATTTTGAAGTTGTTTCTGGAGATCCATTTGCATATGATGGCAGCACAATAGCTGAATCAGCAACTCCAAATGAAAATCCAGAAATAAGCGAATCTTCAATGTTTGTTTATTTATTTAATGCGCCATACATACAGGATGGGGGCCAACCAGAATCTGCTTGCTGGGTAGCAAACGCATCAACTGGAACTTGGAGAGGTGGAAATCTTTTCAGATCAGCGGATGGAGGAGAAACATATGATGATGCAGGAATTGCAACTTCAAGAAATGTAACTGGAATTTTGCAGAATACTATTGGAAATGCAAATAAATTCTTTTGGGATAGAGAAAATTACATTGATGTTATTCTTGATTATTCCAGACATACTCTTGCATCATCAACAGA